CCTCTTGCTGTAAAAGATGCTGAAGTCCATGTTGGATCATCTGCATCAAAGTACGCAGTTGTTCCAGTTGTTGTTACAACTTTACTAGTCAACGTCTCTCCACCTGCAGTATAACCTGATCCACTGACTTCGTTGGATGTGCTATATGCAGTTGTTGCTGCACCGAGACTTGCCGAACTTGTAAAGAGTGCTATCTTTATAGTATCTGCCACTAGGTCGTGCTGTTCATCTAAAATTTCTGATTTAAATGATGTGCACATTGCTTGAGTTATTGCCATTATATACCTCCGTTATATTCAGCTGTGTAATTGCGACCCATCTCCTGTTGAAACAGCTGAATAGCTTCATCAAACTGGGTCTTATATAAGTTTAATGTTTCTGATGCTTTAAGAAAAGCAGAACTTTCATAAAGTGCTGCAGACAATAAAACATTTTCAGCATTTGTACTTATCCAGTTAGTTGCATTGACTGATGACAACCTAGTTTCTGGTGCCACAAAGTCAACAGCAAAAGCATATGCAGAGTCTGGAGTTGGAGCCAGAGTCACTGTTATGCCATTGGTCGCATCAGCATCTTTTGTAGCATACATTCTTGGTGTGCCTTGAGTCGCTGAGTTTGGCCAATAATCACGAATATAAGAATCAATCCTATGATCCAAATATTCTGTATTGTTAGAATTTGTTATTGAGAACTGGCGAATCATTCTCGCTGTCGCCACATCATAATTAAAAGTGCCTGCTACTAAGTTCCCTGTTGATGTTTTCCTGTAACAAGGCAAACTAGGCAATCTTGAAAATATCATATCCTCAGCTTGATTTATTATCGTATCAAGAGATGTATCGAACTCTGTAGAATCGTCTTCCATAAAATTTTTAATTTTTGTTTTCAACTCTGTATAATTCATTATCTGCCCCAAGTACCTTCGCCATAAGCACCCTCACCCCAAGCAAAACTTGCTTCAACTGAGAAACTGCCTATAGCACCTGTTCCTGCCAGTCCTGTCTCAACAGCCTCAGCAACTGCTTCTTCTGTTCCAACATTCCCTACACTAGCTATACCTGAAATTCCTGTAACAGTCAACACTATATTGCCATTTCCTGATACGCCAAATCCTTCAACATTTCCTGTCGCAGCGACTCCTGATGCGATTGCGAACCTAGATATCTCTATACTTTCTGTGCCTATGTTACCTGTTGCCTCAACTCCTGCGTTAGTTGGTGTGTTGACTTCACCTGTTTCTGATCCTGTTGCACCTGTTCCTATAGCACTTGATGGTTGAGCACTCATCTCTATATTCATTCCTGCCTGAGTTACAGCAGGAGTATTAAGTTGACCACCCATACCTGAGTGAGATGTACAATAATAATAAAGTGTTGGTGCACTTGATGCGACTGTTATTTCTGTATATGCTCCTGCACTTCCTGGAGTGCCATTTGTTGTAACCCCAGTTGTATATTCTGACCCACCACTGTGCGAGCCACCAGAAGTTGTGCTGAATCTTAATGGGTGCCCAGAGTTTGTACCATCGGACTGATCAAACCTGTATGTTGTTCCCTCTGTAAGACTTATTGTTGGAGCTGGACCACCAGTGTCAATATAATATTTATTACCAGATCCAGGATTTGCTACTGTTATCGCTAGTGATATTGTTCCTGCAGCTGGGGTGTAAGCTGTGCCACCCATGCCAGAGTGATTTGTGCAATAATAATATAAAGTTGGTGCTGAGCCAGCAACCACTATCTGAGTGTATGCTCCTGCTGATCCAGGAGTTCCGACAGTTGTTACACCAGTTGTGTACTCTGAACCTCCTCCGTGAGATCCGTTGCTTGTTGTTGAAAACCTTAATGGGTGCCCAGCATTGGAGCTGTCTGATTGATCAAATCTGTATGTTTTGCCTTCTTGTAAATAAAGCTGTTGCTGAAGAACAGAATCAACATAGTATCTGTTTCCACTTCCAGGATTCGCTACAGTTATTGCATAATTAACAAACTCTATTGAATGAAGACTTCCTATCGCACCTGTGCCTGCGACCCCTGTTACAACAGCATCAAGGCTTATAAATAAACTGAAAGCACCAAGTGCAGTTGTACCTGCGAGACCTGTAACAGATGGGCTACTATCTAAACCTACAACTGCATGTCCTGTCCTGCCGAAAGCTGGTATGCCTACTGGTGGTCTGCTTGACCTATCAGCAAATGGGTCAAAGGTGAACCCATATTTTATTTCTACATTTTCAGGATCATTGTCTGGTCTTGGGTCAAAAAGAGCAGTCGCATCAACAACATTGCGTGCAGGAGTCAGCTGAGGATGTTTTGGTTCATATTCCTCAGGCTCAACACGTAAACCATCCCATGTTGTTTTCAAAGATGTGTAAGGAACTTTAAAGCCAGAGCGATCACTTATCGCTACTGACTTTTTCCCTTTTGCTCTTCTTACTGCCATTATCCCAGATTAAGTCCTGTTGGTCTGATCCGCATACTCACCCCATCATTATCTGTAGCAGCAGCGAACTCGAATGCTCTTTCATAAACTTGGTTGAGCAAGTTAAATTTATCAGGCATATATTTCATAGCCAACTTACTAGCCAAACCTGCACATATAGTATCAGACCACCTATAAGGAACATCAGCATCTTGATTGCTGGCTGTTATATCCTCAACTTGGTTTACTGACCAATAAACCAGACTGTAGTTAGCTGTATCTGGAACTTGCCAAACATATAGCTTTGGCGTGTATTGTTTATCAAGCATGTATTGACTTGGTTTGCCTGATGATGTTTTGTTTGGTAGTTGGTTGTATTCTGATATGCTTATTCTTTGAACAACTGTATCTGTGTTGTTCTCTCTTACCACAACATCTATTAAATCAATAGTGCCCACTGGCAATGTGTAAGGTGTTGACTGGTCTTTGACCAAAGTCAAAGTATTATTTTGTACTGTCCAATAATTTATTCCTCTGTTCGCAAACTCTGAGAATAATAAATTTAAACTTCGTCTTGCTGCTTTAGATTGATAGCCTGTTAAGGTTTGAGAGTCCATGCCTATACGTTCAAAAGACTCTGCAATTATTTCCTCAACATCTGGTCTAAATGCAACTGTTCCTGATGTGGCCATATTTACTCCTAAAATAAATTGGGTGGCTTTCACCACCCAACTGTTAATAATCTTTAGAGACTCTTAACACTATTTGATAAGCATCGCCAGCAGCACCAGCACCAGTAGTTGTAAATTTTACGTCTCCTGTTGGGCTGGTTCCATAAGTTTTACTAGATGGCAAACCTCCAAATGATGTAAAGTCCTGATAACCTGATTGACCCTCTGTTAAGTGAAGCATCATAACATCAGTACTAGCATCAGCAAGAATCTCAACTGTCATAGCTGAAATAACCCACCAACACTCTAATATCCTTACACCTGTGCAAGTTTCTCCATCAGAGTTAGCTGCAAGGCTAGAGACATCTATTTTTAATACTGCAGACTCATTACCAGTATCAACATACTGATATTGAAATGCTATAACTGCTTCACGAGGATTGTCGGCTATTGTAGTTGTTGATACAATATCAGCCATAATTACCTCCTGTTACGATGCGTCAGAGGTGCTTGACAATCCAAAAAACTTCAGAACAACTGTTGTGTCTGCTCCAGGATCTCCAGAAAGAACAATCTCTACTTCATCTGCAGTTTCTGTGGCTGCTGTAGTAGTGCCACCAGACATTCCCAATACACCATTACATGGGAAAAAGCCTTTGAATCCTGTTGAGTTAACTGCAGCTGTAATACCATCAACAAAGCCATCTGTGTCAGCATCTGTTCCGATATCAACAAGATTAACAGCATTGCCTGCAGCACCTGTCACTGCAACAGTAACACCCATAGGAATAAAATTAGATGGAATGCCTATTGAAGATTCTTTACCTGTAGTCGCACCATTAGCAACTGTAATAGTTGCCACATAAGTTTCCATTGACATTGTGCTTGTTACTGTGCCAACAGAATTTGTTTTGATCGCATCAAACCCATCTTTGGATCTGACTGGACCTGAAAAAGTTGAATTAGCCATATTTATCTCCTTGTCTTGGCAAATGTCAGCTTTCGCTGTCAAGGTTAAAGAGGAGGGATTGCTCCCTCCTCAAATTTATTATGCAGCTCCTTCGGAACCAAAAATGCCTCTCCAATCAGTGAAACCGAAAGAATATCTTTCTCTCACTTTGTATCGGACATTACCAGTTTCAAAGTCACCTTCAACACCTTTTTTAACAGGTGATCGTTGGAAATGCTTCAATCCATCAGGAACATCAGTCATGATGTAGAAAGCATCTGAGTCAGTCAACCTACGCATAATGTGATAGCCTTGTGGCAAATAACCACCAGACCTGATTGCGTTGATATCATTGTCAGAAGTTGCAGTTCTCAACTGAGACTCAAGTAGCCTTTCTGCCACAAATGTGTAAGCAGTTGGGATAACAAGCATTGTCCCTTGTGCAGCAATCCTTAGACCACGATCATCTTTCATATCAGCGATCTGGATAAGCATTTGCTCAAGAGATGTCTCAGACAAGTCTGCAGCTGTTGCCAATGTATTTGACTGATCACCAGCACGTGTTGGGTGGTCAGTTGCACACAATGTTTTACCATCACCACCAGTTACACCTGAACCTGTAAAGGCATTATTCAAAACATTTGCAGCTTTGATTTCCTTAGTGGACGCCATTGAACGTGCAAGTGCTTTTGTGTAACGAGAAGCAATCGAGCCATATTGACCATCTTCTTCAGCTTCCTCAGTAATGCTGAATGCCAAAGCGATTGTTTCATGCTGATACCTAGCTGTAAAGCCTTGTGATGCGGAATCATATGAAACTGCTGCTCCTTCATTCTTGACTGGGGCATTGCCAAAGCCTTCAAGAAGAACATCTTCTTCAAATGCTCTCTGTGAAGTGTTGGTGTCAAAGACTGCTTGCCACTCTGGTGGATACCTATCATACTCTAAGCCGAACAGGGTGTTTAGTCCTGGCTCGAGCATTTTTGCAAATTGTGCTCTATTCATAGCCATATCTTATACCCTCCTATATTCCAGCTGTCTGCTTCAAGACGTGCTCATTAATAAGCACTTCCATCACAGCATATTGAGCCATTGAGTTTTCTGGCGAATCATACAAACCAATAATTTTGCACTGTGCAGTACCTGCTGCCATTGTGCCACTTATTGATGAACCTGATTGTCCAGTTGTAGATGATCCAGTCCCTACTACAATATCAGCACAGTTGCCAATATTAGTTTGGGCTGGTGTTCCAGCGGATTGGACTTTGTACACAGTATACGGATCATCATAGACATAAGCTATAATATCTGTCCCTGCTGTACTTGCTTCCCACTTTTCGCTGTAAACATATGAGCCATCACTAGCAGTGTATGATACTCCTGCGAATACACCAAGATTATTAGTATTGGTTGCAGCAGCTTGTTCAATTTCACCATCGGCAGCTAACACCACCATGTCTCCATTGAAGATAGTTGTTGCATAACCAGTACCAATTGTGTACTTGTTCGCACGAGGAGCAAAACCACTAAGATGACGAGTTGGAACGAATCCAAAAGGCGAGTTTACATTTGCCATTTTCGCTACTCCTTATAGTTAGCAGTTAATCATCAGCCATGACCGATATATCCCGACCACGACTACTTGTTGATTTCCTATCCTGATGAATAGGAATGCCTCCTGTCCTTGCTATCGCATCAAGCTCTCCTGGGATTGCTTCATTCTGACTTTGACTTTTGCCTCGATAATATTCTTTCATATTGTTGAATTTATCTTCTGGCATCTCACAAAGTATCATTCCTTCAATACCAATTGAACCTGCCCACTGCCCATGATTAATAGTTGGGTATCTCTTATCTTTCACAGAATCAGCAGCACGAGGACTCCAGCCTGCACGCATACGTTTATATACATTGTCTGGAGTTTCTCTACCCTGAATCGAGGTAGCTATCCATCGTTGAACCATTCCAGGACGAGGAGTTGGAGCGTCCAACAATGAGGGTGGTGTCCAAGCAGTATCGGGTCTTTCCTCTTCTGCACGGACTTGTGAACGAGTTTCTGATGCACGAACGTTTCGATTATTTGACATAGTTAGCTCCTTTGCTGTCTTTGGATCTCTGCAGCATACTGCTTCAATCCTTTGTCATCATTAATACCGAGTTCCCTAGCCATTCTCAACTGGTCTTGCGTCATACGAACTCTGTTCCCTTTGTAAGATGGAGAGCCACCTGCAGTTGGTGATACTGGTTGTCTGCTTTTTGCTCTTGGCTTACTAGGTTCTTCACTCCCTGATTTTAACTCAGGAAACACTTTTTGTAAACGATTATTTAACAGTTCATAATATTCGTCAGATTCTTTGTTATGACCCTCCAAATCTAACTGAACGTCAATCGCTCTGGCTGCAGCAGTTTCTCTTTCAAATCCTGCAGCATTAAACCAACGATTCTTCTCCCACCAGTCCATAGCCTTTTTGGGTGCTGGTTGCTGAGCAACTTGTTGTGCTCTGCCTACTGTTGGAGAAACTGCTTGAGATGCTTGTTGTTGTCTTTGCATTTCAGCAATGCGCATCGCAGCACGCATATCAGCCAATTGTTCAGTGAAGTTAAGTTGGGCTTGAGTATCACCCTCTTCAACTGCTTTGGCCAATGCTTGCTTTGTTTGTGCATATCGTTGATTAAATTCATTCTCAACTCTGCTGGTGTTGCCTTGTTCAAGCCTTTCAAGTCTCGCTGTTAATTGTGCGACTTGTTCATTAGCCTGAGCAGTTTGCAACTCTGCATCTCTGCGTTGGTCTACAAGTTTTTTAATTCTTTTCTGGACTTTTTCCCCATACTCTGGTTCTTCTTCCTGTTGAGGTTCCTCAGCTTTTACTTTTTGCTTTGGCTCTTCAACTTCTTCAGTAACCTCGATTTCAAAGTTCTCGTCGCCTGATGCTTCTTTCACTTCTTTTTCGATATGGGCTAGAGCATTTTCCTGCTCTTGGTTGGTTTCTTCTTTATTCAACATAAGCTGTTACCTCCGATCCCTCTGGCAATATTGATGTTATTTCGTCATCATTCAATAACAATAACTTCACACCATTGATTACAACCTTTTGACCAGCATACTTGCCGTATGTAACTCGGTCGCCAGCTTTTGGCCAATGACCTTTCCAGCTTTCGCCTGTGTCACGATCTCTGTAAGCAAGTTCACCAGTAGCCAATATTTTTCCGTGAGCAGTTAAATATTCCTGATGTTCTTGACTTTGGGATGGGAGCAAGATACCACCTTTCGTTTTTGTTTTGTTCGGGTTCGGTTGAACCAAAACTTTCCAACCTATCGGCTGGGGCAACTGATGTGTTCCGATAGTCTTTTCAGAATCCTCATCAGTTATTATCGCATGCGGATGAGACATGATTATTCATCCTCCTTATCAAGTTTAGTTAATGTTTCGTCGATAATCTCTGTGGCTTGAGTTAAGCCTTCAGCAATACCAACGTTTTTACAATACGACTCATGATCACTCATACGACCATCAATCATATCATTCGCTATTGTTGCCTTCTGTGCCTTCAGTTGGCTCTTGATCTTTTCCAGCAGATCCTTCACTGTCATTTTTGAGCTCCGACTTTCCTGCCATCGAAACTCCTGTCACGTGCACTTCGACAACATCTTGTTCTTTATTTTCCATAACCTTTTTTCTTTTTCATGACTTTTTTCTTCTTAGTCATTGGCTTCTTTTTCATTTTCATTTTCTTTTTTCCGTGATCCATCTTTTTACCTCCTTTAGATATTAACGATGAAAACTGTGCTCTGTTCATGACTTTTTAGTAGTCTTTTTAGTTTTACTCTTTTTTTTGCCTTTAATCAAGTCAGCATCTGCTTTTCTTGCTCCACCTTTGCCAGTAGCAAACGAGCGATCTCGTCCAATCGCCCATGACGTTGGTGTTTGACCAGGACGAGAGCCTGAAGAATAATATGCTCCCATGCCTCTTTTTGCTACCTTTCTTAACTTCTCTTTTGAGAATCCTGAAGACTTACTATATTTATCGATGGCTGCTTCTAAACCACCACCAGTCTTTTTCTTACCTTTTTTTGCTGGCTTTTTTGTAGCTTTTTGTGACATTCTTTGACCTCCTTTTTGCTATACGTTCCATCTCTGCTTTTGTAAGTTTGCCCTCACGATATTTCTTTGCTGTGCTTTTTATTTCTGCTTCTTGTGCTTTTGGGTTCTTTGCACCACGAACATATTTTACATTAACACCTTTTTTTGTTTTGGGTTGCTTTTTAAATTTACGAGCCATCTTCACCTCCTAAACTTGACAATGCTCCAGGAGTCACAACACCTGCTATGCCTAATATCTTTAACAATTCACCAAGTGTTCCTATCCTCTCTGGGTTGTCAGGATTCATTGAACTCATCTCTGAATACATTTTTGTTTGGTCAGGCAACTTGCTTAAAGCAACTTCTCCTCTGCCTGCTGGTATCATTCTTACGAGTTGATAAGGTTCAGACAATCCTTCAAGAGCACGACTCCTATGCCTGCCCTCATGAGCTGCAATCTGTGCGACATCGTCTATTGGTTGTTCGTAAGATAAATATGGCAAAGCATCAAACTTCGTGCCGTACCTATACATGTCTTCATAATCTAATTTTTTTTTGAGCATCATCTCATTTATTTCAGGAATATCAGTCGCTATAGGTGCAGCAAGTTTACGGAAAGTCGCAGGATCCATTAACGCAAGATCCTCTGAACCTTCAGCTGCATCTCTCAAGCCTTGATACAAAGGAACATCTTCATAATACTGAAACATCTGTGGAGCTTTGACCATCAGCTTTTCAGCTTTCTCGCCAACCTCCTTATACATTTCGTCAGCAGTCATTGGGGAGTCTGTCTTCCGACTCAAACTCTCAAGCCAACTTATAACATTCTCAGTTGCCTCTTGTGCTATACGTTTGATTGCTCCCATTATTCAGTCCTGAACATTGCTTGATTAATAATATCTTCCTGTGTTAAATTTCTATCAGCATCAAGTTTTTTGTAATAAGGTGTTTCTTCTATGCCTTTACTTTTTATCCAACTTATAACGTCGCTCGCATCGAAATCTGTATCTCTGAAACTAGGATTCTCTGAAATAAATGCTTCTGTTGTTAAGTCGTCAACACCACCACCATAACCAAATTCATCTGAATCGCCACCGAGATATTTATTCATAACATCATCAACATCATCTTTAACTTGATCTTCTAAATCAAAAGTGTCAAGAATATCTGTGTTTGCTCCTTTGCTAAATTTATTTGGTGATTGGTGATAAAGGTCGTCATTTTCATAAAAATTTAAGTATTCAGCCATGTCTTTTTCTAAAAGTTCTTTTTTGGAAATCGTCTCTCCTGTCTTTGCTTTCCAAAGGTCTGTGGCAAAACTTAATTGCTCATCAAAGTTTTTAAATGTTGCTGATGTAAATAATCTTGGTGCTGATCCTTGGACAACTTCTTTAGCTACAGGAGGAGTTTCAATAATTTTATTTATAGGAATCTCGCTTAATGCTCCTGCGACAACTGGTGCTGCTACCATTCCTGATAAAACATTTCTCCTGCTCATATCAACTGGCTCTTCAATTGCTGATTTTGTACTTAGATTTGATAAAAATCCTTTTACACTCCTTGATATGGGCTTTCCGACAACATTCAAAAAAGGCAAACTTTCCGCAACAGTTAACACACCACCGACTGTTGGTGCAATATAATCAACACCTGATTGTGCCCTTTCAAAATCTCTTTTTATTTCTTGTGGTCCGAATATAAGTCCCCCACCAAGGAAATCTAAAACACCTAGACTATCCATAATCCCTTGTGATGGGTCGGTGGTGCCTGTTATTCCTTGTGCGATATTTCTAGCACCACCTCTGCTCAATCCACCATATTCTGTAAGCAAGTCTCTTATGACTGCTTCTGTTTTTTCTCTGAGTGTTGGGTCATAAGGTTCAAGTGTTGCACCTTCTTGACTCTGAGAAAAGATTGGCTTGTCGCCATGCATCGTCATACTTGACCTCCTGATAGCTCTCTGGCCAGTATCTTTAATGTATCTTGAAAACCTTTATCAAGTTCTTTTGCAGCTTTGGCAAACTTACGAGGACTAACTTCCTCGGACTTGATTCCTCTTTTTTCTAAAAAACTTTTTGCTGCTCTGATCTCAGCTTGTGCTACTTTTTTAATTGCTGCTCTGCTCATATCACCATGCCTTACAAGACCAATATCTTGCCTTTGTTTTTGGTCCAGGATTATCACAGTTGTGCCTCGAGCGAAAGTTACTCCTGCGACCTTTTTGATTCTTTTTAATACGCATATTTGGATCGCCAAATGTTACTCTTTTAACTTTGTCGCCATCCTTTACATAAACAACAGACTTCTTCTTGCCATAACTTGGTTCGCCTTTGCCTATGCGTCTAGGTTTGTTTAATGTAACTTTTCTGCCTTTGTAAGTTGCCATTATTTCTTGTGAACCTTTTGAATCTCAAATGTTGCTTTTTTGCTCGCACCTTTATGTGGCTTGTAACCACCAGGAGGATTCTTCATAAGCTTATAACCTTTGCCAGCTTTCATCCAGTGAAAACCTTTTGGTGCCTCAACTGACTTTTTTGCCATTCTTCTTTCCTTTTTTCTTCTTTTGCTTTGCAGCAATCTTTTTAAATGTTCCTATCTTTGGTGCACCTTTAGCACCTTTCTTTCTCATCTTTTCGCCACGTT